GACTTGGTTTTCATATTAGTCCTTTCTCTTTTAAAAGTTTTTCTAATACGCTCATACCATGTACTTTGGCTAATTCAGCCCAATCTTTAATACCCTCAGCTAAATAAATCTTAGGTACATTCATATACCCAAAATCAAATAGCTTAGTTATTTGCTGAGAATTCTCCACTCCTGGTGCATCACTATCAAAAGACAGAATTTGTCGCTTACTATTGTTCTTAAGGTACTTTACGTTGTCCTCAGAAAAGCATGCAATTCCCTCATTCTGAACAGCACATGTACTTTGTAAGAGCTTTTTAACTACCATGTAATCTTTTTTACTCTTATTGATAAAAGCATACTCTGAGTTATTAATGTTACTCAATCCCTCCATAGTGGTAATAGGTACGTTATTAGGTACCCACTTCCATCTCTTATCAACATATGGTCTGTAGATTTTCCAATATCCATCGTAATAATAACCAAATCTTAATTCAGATTCATTTAAAGAGAATAGTTTCTTATTCAGATATACTTTCTTTAAACTATAAATATTATTAGCTCTCAAATCACCTATGTCTTGATGATATAAAGACCAATAAGCTAACTCTTCCTTAGTGAATGATCTTGTTATTACCTGAATATGAGAATATCTCTTACCAAGTTCTTCAGGCTGCTTGTATTCAGCTATAATAGCTTTATACTCAGCTGTGTTAGTTCCAGCACCAGATAATCCTAAACCAAAATCCTTATCAATTTTCAATAGTACATCATTCATTGAACTAATATTGTACATCATTTTGATGAATGTGAAGCAGTCACCTTTAAATTCTGTATGTGCAAAGTCTATGAAATACAAAGTACCGTTCCTATTTCCTATTAGAAAGGACGGATGTTGTTCAATTCTGAAAGGACTAAATGTTATTTGATTGAGTTTCCAATTCTTATCAGGCATATAATACCTAAATATGTCATACTCGGAAATTCTCTGTAGGATAACTTCTGGTGTAATCAAAATCTTCTTATAACTACCAGATATCATGGTGGAAATAATAAACCCTAGTAGTTTTCACTACTAGGGCTAGTTAATTATTAATAGTTTGCACTATCGTCTGTGAGAGGAGTATTTGTAGAAACCAAGTTTTCACTTGGATCATATTCTTTTAAGTCTTTAAACTTATAGAAATCTTTACAACCATATTCCCCACTTACTTTAAGAACAAATCTTTCGTGAGGTTTAAGGTCTTTACCAGCTTTAGTTTTAAGAGCTTCAAGAACCTTTTCATTATCATAATCAACTGTTCTAAAATGTTTCATAGAATAGGAAGGGAAGAACCCTCTATTATAAATACCTTGATACTCTTTGATTTCTTCACCATCCTGTTTAACTACAACAGTGGCTAATACACCAATTTCTCCAGCCCATTCTCCTCCAATTTCTTCAGCAATTTCTTTGACATTACCTTTCATGAATTTTCTCCAATCCATAGTCAGGCTACTGCCTTCATCACGATAATCAATTTTATTGAGCCAGCCTCTCATAAATTCATATAGATCTTCTTCACCTATATAAGCTACTCTATAATCTCTTTTACTAAACCAGCTTGGAAGTTGATCTTCATCAGAAGCCCAACTACAATTACCAATATTATTTATATATTGGGTTTTAGTACCATCCTTATTCTCTCTGATTTCATCTTCCAAAAAGAAACTTACTTTAAACTTGTCATGTGTTCCGTCTTCATTCGCTTTGGTATTCTGTAACCAAATATCTATTCTAAGAGTTGTATTACCTTCACTCTCTCCTAAATACTCAGTTGCTTTACTACCTTCTTTCAGTTCCATACCAAGTAGGTCTTTGTACTGTTTTTCATCAGGATTAACAGCTATAACTGTAGCTGTAAATAAACCTACTTTTTTACTAAATTCACCTTCTTTTCTGTGTTTACCACCGATGCTCATGATTTCTAAGAATTAATTGTTAGTTGAATAAATGTTTTCCCAATGTGTAGTTAAACTACCATCAGGTTTTTGTTCTGAAATTAATATTCTACCTTTAAGTTGTGGGGCTCTACTCCCAGCAACAATTGAATCATTTAGTACGTCAAAATTAAGATATCTCTTATCTCCATCAGCAACTAGCTTAGCCATAGATGTAACACGAGAAGCAAATATTCTTTTCAGCTGTCCTGTTAAAGCAATTTCACTCCCCATAACTTCTTCTTTCCCATTATCCTTAATATACTTATCTACTATGTGAGCAGCATAAATTCTATGAGGAGCAATTTGTCTAAAGAATTCAACTTGTTGCATAAACCATGTTCTGGTATGAAGATACCCAGCACCATCAGGTAATGATAAGACAGACTTAAATTGAGGCTCATAGGGCTCATATTTTCGTCCAGACTCACTATTACCTTCCCTATTAAACTTCTTACCTATAATGGTATTCATATAGGCCAGAGTTCCACCAAGTTCTGACAAATCGTCAAGATCTGATAGTCCGTCGATAATAAGATAATCGTATTTACCTTTCTCTTCGAGTAAAGCATTGCGGAACCTGATATAGTTCTGAAAACTTTCCCATCTGGTAGATTGATCACTTTCGTAAGTCGATAATTTTCTTGCTTCAATATAATCATATCCACCTTTTTCTAAATCTAATACTAATGCGTTCTTCTCTCTAGTTAAAGCACCTAGTATAGTTCCTTTTCCCATTTTTGGAATACTTACTATAACAAGGTCCTTTGGGTGTGTCTGTGTTACCTTGCTAATTTCATCTGGAAGTTGAATTTTGTCAACTTTTTCTGTCTGACTCATGATGTAGTTAATTAAATTATACTATACAATATAAGGAATTTCTAGCTATTTTACTAGCTTTTAACTCTCTTCAGACCAAATATTCTCTCTTCTTTTATGTTTAGAAGAGCAGAATCTAACCATCTTAATTGAAAATCTCTATCACTCACAAAGACATGAATGTTAGCTCTCTCTGTATCAGTAAGTAATGCTCTCCCTAGCATCTGTTCTAACGTCTCTCCATTACTATTAATGGATGTTATAAGAATATTTCTTAGATTGGGATAGGTTACTCCTGCAGAGCCCTTCTTGATTAAAACCAATTGATTAATCTCTTCATTTTGAAATTGTTTCAATAGCTCGTCATTCTCACTCTTACTATTATACATTGGCAGATTGAACCTCTTTCCAAAGTCCTCATTATCGGTAAACATAATGAACCTTTCGTCAGGATTATCACTTATCCATTGCTTAATAGAAGTTATGAGGGACTCATTACTATTAATAAATCTCATTCTTGTAAGAGCAGCCATCATTTTTGATTTCTCTCCTTTAGCTTTATTAAACTTATAAGTGAGTCTGTCACACTCTCTTTCATCTGTACTCCACCAAGAAGCCTTACCAACTGTAATCTTTCTTTGTATTATTCTGTTGAGACCATATTGGTGAATATATACATCAAAATCTAACACTAGACCATCTTCAATAGCTTGCTCTGTAGTATAGTTCACAATTAATGATAATTGTGAATGAATCATAATATCAGCCAGAGTACTGTTATTATATGTTCCTGAGGCAAAGATGATATGTTTGTTGTTCTTACATAGGACTCCTGCCATAGGAAGTTTATTCTCTTCAGGAATCAAATGAGCTTCATCTAAAACAATATAATCCCATTCATCATATAGTATCTTCTCCATACTTCTAAAAGTACAGAAGTTAATAGGATAGGGAAAATCTATCTTTTTAAGCTCATCTGTCCAAGATGTCTTTACATCAATATTAGGATATAGTACTAATACTTTAGCTCTATCTTTAGAACAATGTTCCATCATACTCTTTAATAGTATTCTGGTCTTACCACTTCTAACACTGGAGAGTACTATACCTCTGAAATCAGCTGTCACTATCTGATCTATTATTGTTCTCTGTACTTGATCCTTCTTTGTCATGCTCTCTAAGTTTTTCAAAAATGAAATCTATCTCAGCTATAGCCTTCTGAAGACCTGCACTAGGTTCTTTCTTATTTAACCAAATAAGTTGTTTCTTTCTATCTTTCAATATTGATCTTGTACTCATGTTAAGAAAAATGATTTATTAATTACTGCTTCATAATCACTGTCTGTGATATCTTTCTTTCTAGGCAGTTCCCTGAACATACCTATCTCACCATGAAAAGCTAATCCTATCCTTATATCATCTGAACCATAACTATTCTTAATGATTCTCATGGACCTATAATACTTAGCTCCATAATCATCTTTAAGCTTAGTTAAATCATATCCAGAAGGATCAGCTACTTTATACCTCATAGGATCAAATAATGCCATTACAACATCAGCATCATTCTGGGTTGATGAGCTGTCTGCAAAATCTTCCAATTGAGGTTCTACATCTCCATTCTTAATTCTAATAGGATTGGAGATATCTCTATTAAACTGACTGACAACAACAGGACTATAACCAAAGAAATCTCTGGCATATCGTAGCTCATCAGACATCTTGTCTATTAGAGCTTTTTTAGTGGGTAAATCCTTTGTTGCTTTTAATAATCCTATATGATCAATTATAACAAGAGTAATTTCATTCTCATCATTAGGAATGTACTTTTTATTATATTGATCAACCTGAACTATCTTACCATTGGCTAGAGCATGCTCTTTAAGTTCTTTGGCTATACCTACAGGGTTCTCTGGACCATCTATTATAGTAATTATATCCTTCATACTCTCTATATAGTCTCTATAACTATTAAAGAGTTTGGTTTCTTCATCATTCATTTTATCTGTCCATCCTAGAAGCTTAGATACAGGTATGGTTATGCCTGTGTCAAGAAATATCTTTCTTGATACCCACTTAGCCATCTTGTAGGTTCTACTCCTTTCCATAGACCTATAAATGATTTTTAATTTTATACTAGTCTTGTCCTTATTGGCTAAATACCAATCTATTGGATTAAGAACAAAGCAATCATCTACAAAGGAGGTCTTACCACTACCAGTAAGACCTCCTATTAAATAATACATACTTCGTCTTATACCAATAAATTTATTTAACCTTCTAAATCCCATTGGTATACCACCATTCTTACCAGCAAGCCCATCATCAACAGCTTTCTTTAAATCATCAAAGTTCATTGCCTGATAGGTACATAATTAAGATAATTATCCCTGTGAGAATACCAGCAAATAAGGCTGATACTGCTGTATAGAATATAATGAATCCTTTGAAAAAACTATTAGCTTTTATTCTCTGTAATATAGTAAGACAAGAGTCTCTTGTTATTATAAAACCAGCCCATATTAAAAGAAAAATAGTTTCTAAGAATCCAAATATTCCAAGAAAGAGTTTCATGACATTAGTTTAAATTCATTGTCTTTTCTTTGTGCATAGAAATAAAGAATTGATAGAAGTTCTTACATAGCTTTTCAAACTCATCTATTGTAAGATTGTTATCTGTTACAGTCATGTCTATTCTATCCATCCCTGCGTGATCACTAATTAAACATTCATAAGATACTCCTATCTTTGAAAAGTTATGTTTAGTGTAATCATAGAAAGCAAATCCAACCATGTATTCTCTGACTCTGTCACCATCAGCATCTACCTCTGAGTGGAATGTTCTCCAATATATATAATCAGAAGTTTTATAGTGTTCTATAAACTTTCTATAACCTCTTAAAAGAAGTTCTTGTTCAAATTTTTCTGTTTCCTGTGTTGTTAAATACATATCTTTAAATTTATTAATTATACATCAGTTCCACCAGTTGGTTCTTGTTGTTCTGTTACAATACCTTTCTTAGCTAATTCTACAAAGTCTTTAAAATGACCACCATTTAAGAAAGTTAAACTATTCTGTAAATAAGTAAGTTCATTAGATTTCTTCTTAATAGAAGCTTCCTTCTTCATAAGTACTATATACTTTGTAGCCTCTATAATATCCTTAGCTGTATATATTCCCTCATTAATAATGGCATTGAACTTAAGTTTACATTCTTCTTCTTTAACACGCATACCTCTACTGCCTGTAAATATTCTTCCTTTATACTCAAATTGATCTGTCTTAGGATAAACATCCCACCAATCTTTAAATTCTTGTGTACTAGGTTGTTTACGTACTAATTTAGTAGAAATATTTGTATCTAAAAAGTCTAATAACTCATGTCCAAGTAAGGTTAGTGTTCCCTGGTCATTAAGAAGACCTTTCCTTATCAGACCTATGTGTAACGCCTCTATCTTTATGTTGTCCTTAATAAGGACTTCTAAATCATGACCTTGTTTCACTAGAGTTAATAAGAAGATTTGATCAAGATTATAACCCTTCTTTATCAGTTCTTCGAAGTGTTCCTTCGTCAATCTTATCGTAGTTTTCATACTCTATTTGTTTTTTCGGTTCATGTACTACTTCTATTGCTGCAGCCTGTATATCTTCAAATTCAGGATGTTTTCCAATAAGAAAATAGTAATAATGAAAGTCACTCTCTTTATTCCAATCAAAGAGATCTATGAAGTTTATCGTGTGTCGTCTCATCTTCTTTAATTTTTTTAAATATAAAAGTATCTTCATCTTTTTGATATAAATTATAATAACCCAGATAGCCATCTAATTCATCTGAAGGAGGAAAGAAAGAGAAAGTTCCTTTCCTAATAGATAAATATTTTTTAGCATCTAGTGAAGGTCTTTTTATTTCCAATCTTCTAAGATTAAAAATAATACTGTCACCTAATATTTTAACAGTTTCTCTATTAAGATAACACTTTATACCACTCCTTTCGGAATAATGAGAAAATTCTACTTTACTTATTAGTTTCATGACTTTAATTTTTTACTTTGAGTCCTACACCAAAGTCAAACCAGTTAAAAGCTGCTTCAGCTTTAGCTGTGTTGCACTTAAAAACTTTCTTCATAAGCTTAATAGCATAAGCTCTAAACTCTTTGTGCTTATCAATAGGAATAGTCCAGTTATAGTACCAATCTTCCTGATCTGCAGCTTCTGCAAGAGATTTACCTATTAGATTAAGTTCATATTCTAAAAGATGATAAGTGATGTTTTCACGATTAACTTTCATAGTACTTTTAAATTATTATACTTAATTTCCCACTCCCAGTACAATTTATTGGTAACCTTAGATAAATTACTAAAGTCTCTACCTACAGGAAGAGACCATCTCCAAGGGTTACTTAGCTTCTCCCCAGCTATTTGCGATTTTTGCATCTGCTTTAATTTTTAAGTTAGATAAATAATAATTACCACCTTGAAGCATAAATTTTT